GCGATATTAGATAGTCTTGCCATAGTAGTTTCTGAATAACCACCATATAATGAACCTATGGCGGTCAGATAAAGCACTCCATGAAGCATTTTAAGCACCGCATACGCTGTTTTGTCTTCTCCACGACCACTAGGGTCAATAGACATTACTGTGCCTTCAAACGCTGTAAATTCTTCACTCATCATCATAGGAGCTACAAAATAATCACCTTTAAGTCCCACATTGGGAATATCAGGGTCTATAGCTTTCATTTGCTCTGGTGATGATGCCCATTGTATCTTTGCAGGTGCATCTTTCCATGTAGAGCAACCTGAAGCTACAATTAAATCGTTTAACTTTAGAGGGTATCTATTTGCATCAGACAAACTTGTGTCCAACATAAATTGTAAGTTAAAACCAGAACGACCATACGAAGATAGTCTTTCCATAAGGTCTACCGCATCAAACCTTTTGGGGTCTGTGGGTTCACCTTCTTTACCTTGTATAATGTCTGCAAGTTTGTGACCATAACTAATCTTTTGTGTAGGATTAGGTACAAGTGCAGTCCATATCTTTGTCTTAAATCCTCTCTCTTCTAATGAGTTGTATAATGACATCTCATTTTGTGGAGTTCCTAAAAATATAATTCTTCCTGTGTTAGGTTTAATGATTGCATCAAATTCTTTTACAGTCTCACCTAATCTATCTCTCATTAACTGCGTCTGGGAGTTATTAGCACTCTCAACGTCATCAGCAATGATAATGTCTGCTCTACTACCTGTTAACTGCCCTGTAATACCCATAGATTTAACTGATGGTGCATGACTGGCTGTAGCAGGTGCTACATCAAATGATACTTTAGAATGTCTTTGATTATCTCTAGGTATCAAGTGTTGTAATAGTGGCATCTCTCCGATTAACCTTTGTGTAAAGGTACTGAAGTCATCTGCTCTAGTTTTACTAGCAGATACTACTAAAATATTTTTTTGTGGATTAAGAAGTAATTGATGACAGACAAAAGCAGAGGTAATCCAAGACTTACCTACTCCTCTAAATGCTTCTATTACAAGTCTCTTTTCGTTTGACTGTAAGTAATCTGCAATATCGAATTGTATAGGTGTGGGATTGGGCAGGTTTAAGTGCTTCCAACACAAATACAAAAAATTTTTAAAATTCTTTAATCGTTTATCCATCATCAAATGGTACTTCGTCTAAAATGTTATCTTCTTTTTTAGATAAAGGTTCTTTACTGTATGTTTTACAAACTTCTAAACATACTTTCATTTCTGAAGCTGTTAAATCTTCCCCAGATTTTAATTTCTTATAAGCATGGTTTACCAATAGTTGTGGTAACTCTTTTAAGACTGTTTCTATTTTATTGGGGTCTTCCTTGTCGGTTGTACTTTTTATAGTCTCGTTTTTCATTTTTGTTTAACCTTTTCTTATGTGTTCGTACTCTTTTCTTTGGTTTCTCTCTAACAACAAAATCTTTAAATTTTCTAGCCATAACTACTTACTTGTTAGCCTATCCATGTGATTGTAAATTCTGCCAATCTGTTTATCTATTGACATAATTTCTTCTGTTAACATTCCTAAATGAACTTGAAGTTCTACGATTGTCATTAAGACATACGAAGATAAACCTAGTAGAATAGTACCTAATAGTGGTAATACCCATTGGTTCTTTTTCATTTAGCAATCTTTCCTTTGTTAATCCCTTTTTTAATTACATATTCTCTAGTTCCGTTTGCATTTACTTCGACTTCTTTTTTAAGATTTTTAAACAGAGACATTTCTTTATCTTTATGTTCTTTATTTCTTGTGAACTCTGTTAGCTTTTTTGTGTCTCGCATGTTTTTTAGGTTTGCAATTAGGAAAGTCAAAAGTGTAGACATCATCTACAATCTTATTTAATTTCTCAAACACTCTGTCGATAGAACCGAAGAATGCGTAGAGAAACTTATCAATCACTTTTTCTTTAGTTTATTCATTGTAGTGACACCAAATGATGCTCCTACGATTGTTAAAATAATGTACCAGAACATAGGGTCAGCATTTTGTAATATTGACCAACCACGTTCCATTGTGTCTTGAAAGTATGGGACAAAATGGAGACCCATTAAAATTGTGAAAAATAAACATAACCATTCGTCTTTCCACGAATGTTCTTGTTGTTTAATTTGTTCTATTGAAATTTGTGATACTGCGTCTAATTCTTTTTCTCTAACAATTTTATCTTTTTGTAATTTATGAGAAATAGCACCAAATGTTTTTTCTGCTATAATTTTAGTAAGAGGGTTTTTTAATAATGCAAACCACATATTACATTGCCCAAAGAATAACTGACCATATTACAAATAGTGTAAAAAGTTTTTTATTTGTATTACCCCAGTATATTACTGCTTTGTCTTTCCAAGTTTTTGGTGTGTAACCATATATTATCATGTTGTCTCCTTTTTAATTTCGTTACAAAAATATGAAACGTATAATTTTTCTTCGTTCATTTTTGTTTCGTATCTTTCTGTAAATGTAGTTATTATTTTTGCACCACCATTTACACATTCAGTCCAACTGTTGTATTCTGTTGGTACAGTTGCAGTGTTATTGCAAAATCCAGTAATTGCAGAGCAAATACTAAACGCTAGTATAAATTTCATTCAATGATGTATTTGTAATTATTTAAAGTTGAAATAACCTAGTATTCCAACAATTATTGTTCCTATAGTTAGGATAACTTTAAGTCCACCCTTACCCATAGAAACATCTTGTCTTAACGACTTAACTTCTCGTTTCATTTCTTCTAAAGTTTTCAAGATGTTATTCATGCGTTCAGCACAAAGTTTCTCATGGCTAGAAAGTCTAACTCCAGTAGCGATTTCGCTATACTCTTTTGGAGTTATCTTTTTTCTAGCCATTAGTATTGAAGTGAAACACCTCTAATTCTAGCTTCTTTAGAACCAGAAGATTGATTAGCAAAAGATATTTTATATTTTAATTGTGTTCCTGCTGTAACTGACAAGTCATTTACTTTAGCCATTTTAATTCCAGATGCAAAGTCTGGCATAGCTGTCATTGTTGGTGTTGTAAAGTTAGAACCATTGTCTGCTGATAATTGTAAAACTATATCTGTGTTTAATGTGTTTGTTCCTGCGTTGTCTTGATAAGTAATAATAGCACCCATTTTAGATGTACTTGATGGTGCTGTAATTACATTAGATATAAAGTTTCCTGTTGCATTAGCT